ATATTTGTTTGATTGTCATAAATACCTCCATTTTCGTTTGTATGACGTTTTTGTTATCATTAATGTAATTTCATGCCATATATTGTAAAAACGCAACACAGGGCAATTCTGGGCGTTTGCGGGCATGTTCTGATTGATTTATGTATCCAACTTTTTAAATCCAATAATATTTTTAAGGTTGAATACTGCAATCATTTTTTCGTTTTTGTTGAACACAACATAATGACCGCTGCCTACGATCGCAAAGTCATCAGCTTTAACAACAACAGTTTGAAAATAGTGCCAGTATGGTAAAGATGGATTTCATAGGTGCCCATTTCGCTGTTCTTGTTACTCATTCTTGTTTTTTTCCTTTGTTCTCTCCGCCGGTTCCTTATACCACTCGCACAAGCTCTCATAGCAATCAGGGCATAAGTCGATCAGCAGATTGCTATGTGTGGCTTTCTTGCGCAAAAAGAGTTTCTGTTCTGCGCTATTGGCGGATTTGTTGTAGAAGTTCTTACATCGATCACACAAATAGGCTTTAGCCATTTTGTTAGTCCTCCTTTTTGTTTTTAGCCTTTTGAGCGATAGCCGCAACGATCAGAGCTATCAGCTCGGCAAGTATGGTTGCTAAAACGCCGCACCAAAACGGCGGTATGGTAAAGGTCATTCGGTTTCCTCCTTCTGTTTTCTGTATAGCTTAACGATCCGCGTGATATTCTTTACTTGAATCCGCAAGCGTTTACTGTATTTTGCGCAATGATACAAACGCGGATGATATACCGCCGCCCATGTCAATGCGGCTTCTGTTTCAGCCAACGATTCTAAAAGCAAAAAGAACGACTCTTCCAAAAAACTCATTGCATGGTTGACAAAATCAGACAACGCTGAAGCTATACTGTTGATCGATTCATCAAGTGCATCGACCTTATCTTGCGGAATCTCAGATATATCCTTAAAGCGAAAGCCATTTTGAGCGGCAAGCTCACGCGTTTGCAGTGTTTCGCGTAATCTCAGTTGAAAATCGTCATTGTTTGTCTCGCACATATTCAGTCCTCCGCTTCTATGATCGCTTTCACACTGTTTATGCTTTCCGTCACCTTGTCAGCTATTTTATCCATCAACTGATAAGCAATAGGATTTTCGGTTTTCATAAGGTGTTCTTCTTCGGGGTCAGGCTTATATTGATTTAGCAATTCGCTTCTATCAATCAAATCGCCGTGAGGTGTAGGGATTTCAACCAAAGCACAATCGTCAGGCCGCTTATGATTATAATCCTCAAATTCCCTTGTCGGGTCTAAAGCGCAAAATCCTGCGCTATCGTAAAAAGGACAATCATCACAACACTTTGGCATATCCATACCGTTAATCAGCAGGCTCATTGTTTACTCTCCTTATCTTTTTCGGGTTTCCTTTTCTGAACCGCAATATCTTTAACCTATCGGTAAAATATTCTTCGCCAAAACCATAAGCTATTTCATCAATAGCATGAAGGATGATATGTTTTTCGTCTGTGGGAAGTTCATCATTTTGAAGCAATCTGCTAAAACTGGTAGCGTGATATTCTAATGCTTTGGCGAGTTGTTTGACTGTAACATCTGCTTTTATCATTGCTATTCTTATTTCTTTATTCTTGTAATTGCTCATTCTCCCACCTCCTCGTTAAGCCAGTCAATCAAGCACTCTTTACAATCAGCCCAAGTATCATATTCGCAACGTCTGCTCCTGTAATCTATACATAAACATTTTTTCATAAGCAGATTTGCCTTTTCTTCTGCACTCATATTATTGATTTTTTCGTTATTTGTCATCATTCTCCTGCTCCTTTGTTCTTGCGTTGATTATTTTTTGATGTATGCCGAAAAACGGTATTCTGTAACCGATAACGGTAAATTCATATGTTTCCCCTATTTCGATTTCGTTGTATATCTTCGATGTATAATATAATCCCCTTAACGGAACATCTACACATATGAATTCGTGATAATTGCCTTTGTCATCTTCGCAAAACACATAATGGGTTTTCGGCGCTCTTTCTTTGCCTGATACCGTTACAGTGTATTGTGTTTCGTTGAATGTCCCGACACAGATAGCACTAAACAACAGCACAAGAATAATCGATAGTGCTATCAGCGCAATGATATCTCCTTTCATTCTTCCACCTCCTTGTTATCTCCCGTCTCTCTTTTCGTATGTTTGTTGAAAACTATGGTGATATTTTTATCCTTAGCTATTTCATCAATCAATAAAAGCTCGGTAATATGAAAAGCAATAAAGCTTAAACATAGAACGCCGAATAGAATAGGCGCTTTTACCTGTCCGTTAAAGAACAAGGAAATTATAAGTGTTATTGTCGTTATGTTGTTTACAATAAACAAGAATATCAGCTTTCCGTTCATTCTCCCACTTCCTTTTCATATTCTTCTCTGCTAACCATCTTCCAACAGTCTATTGTTAAACCGTTAGAAAATGTTGTACGATAACATAACTCGTATGTGTTCGGCGGGTCATATCTGCTATCTACCACTTCAACGATAGAATAAGATACGTACTCGGTCGGTTCGGGATCGGGATTGGAAGTGCAGGCGGATAACGAGATCATGACGATCAGGGCGAGGAGCAAGCAAATCAGGCGGTTCATTGTTTTAAAACACCTCGATTTCATTTAACTCACTTATTGACGGCGTAGGACAACAAACGAGATTAAACAAAAGCACTTCTGCCGTGTCTGAATTATTGCGAATATATTCACTCATAAATCTGCACGCCCATGTAAACACCCACATTGGGAGTTTTATATAGTGTGGTTCTGTTCGATATGTTGACACGTATCTATTTCTTTTCATCAAAATTTCATATTTTAGTGACGTTGGATTTATAAAATGAGACTCAACAGAAATATTTTTTGATACGTTTTTTGCTGTTAAAACTTCGTCGTGGTTCATGGCTTGTCCTCCAACAGTTCTGGGTTATCGTGGATATAATCAAAATATCTTTGTTTGACGCACGACCAATCAAGGCCTAATAATTTTGATATTTTATTAAAGCTATACCCTTGTTTAACAAGTGTATAAACGTCGTGTGCCGAAACATCGGATTTATAATAACCTCTCCGTGTTCCTTTTCTCAAATGGTTAGATTCTATTATTCTTTGCTTTTGATAATCAGAAATCTGTTTGCCTTTGTTGTGATATCTTTGGTGCTCACAGCATGGCATTATAGCCAAATTGCTTTTCGTGGCGTTCAGTCTATTTTCATCGATATGATGTACATAAATATCACTCGGAAATATATATCCGCACCAATACATCATAAGCAATCTGTGTATATGTACTTTTTGTTTTCCGATACTTACGGCAGGATATTTTCCGTGCATGTATACCTTTTTTAAAGAACAAACAGGGCGATCTGAATACCACAAAATTGCTTTTGCCAGTTCTTTAAAATCAACTACAGCACCACAGGCGTTTTTTAGTATAATTGGCTTTTGAGTTTTAATCATCGTTAGTCTCCTCATCCGCCCCTATATGCCTATCTGCTTCTTTGGCTATACTCATCAGCGCCATGATGATAACTCCGACAAAACCGCCAAGAACAAAGAATATTATTGAGCCGATGATAAGAAGTGTTGTTGGGATAGTTGTCATATGTTCTTTCCTTTCATATCGGTAGCACTAACTGTTGAGCATTTCCACTATTAATCTGATTTTCTTCATCAAGCAGCATTTCGTTTACCGCTCTTTTGCAAAAATCTCTGCTTATCTCAAATCCAAACGCCCGTCGTCCTAACTCTTGACAAGCCCTTAGCGTTGCTCCTGACCCTGCACACGGATCTATAACTACATCGCCCTCGTCGGTGAATATTTCAATTAGCTTTTTTAGTGTCGCTACAGGCTTTTGTGCAGGGTGAATCTTCGGGATATACTTCGCGCTGTCCCTCTCCCACGTGAACCAGTTAAATATCATTCTGCCGTCGTTCCTGAATTTCGGGAGTTTGTCACGATAAAGGACAAGGGCATACTCACACGCGCCGACAATTCTCATGTTGGCTTTCAACACCTGCGGGCTATAGTTCTTGATAAACACGATCGGGATAAAGTGTGGGAATCCGTATTTCTTAGCTGTCTCAATCACTTTCTGTTGTTGCTCATATGCACAAAATACGATCATACACGGAGCATTTGAGCTTCTTCCTCGCTGTTGCTTTTCTTTCGGCTCTTTTTTCAAAAGCCTGTTGCAGAAGTGGAAGTACTCAACGATATTGAAATTGTAATCGCTGTTGAATGCCGCCTTTCCCGCAAGTTTGCTTTCGCCGTTCTTGTTATCCCCGCCTACATACCACATAGGATTGCTACCGTAAAAGTTATTTCCTATGTTGTAGGGTATATCCGCTATTACTAACTGAGCTTTTGGAATTCCGTAGCGTCTAAAATTTTGAAAATTATCGTTGAATAGTTTTGCTTCGTTCATTTTCTCCTCCCCCTCGCCTTCCTCGCCGCTTTATCGTATTTCTCACCAATATACCGATCAACTTCATTCTCCCGATATCGGCGGTCTCGTTCTTCGGCATTTTTCTTTCTGAACTCCTTATACCGCTCACACTCACTATGGCAAGTAGGTGAACGATCAGGACAGTCTTGTGTGCATGGTGGTTTCATTCACTTCTCCCTCCCATCAAACACTCTCACGATTTTCTTACATATCTCGCAGCCGTTCTTTTCTGCTTCCGTCAATATCGGGCTATATCTGTTTCGGATTCTCACGGCGTAGTTATGAACGCTCTCGATCACATAATAATTTTCGAGTTGCTTTTTGAGTTCCAACTGTTCACGCCTGAGTTCTTCTCTCGTCAAAGAGCCATTATGAAACAAATGGAGCAAATTAATCAGCGCCAACAAATAACAACTCTCGCCCAACTTCAAGTCCTTGATTTTGCGTTCGCCGTTCTTCGCTCTCTCGTTCAACATCTCGATTCTTGCGTCCATATCAGAATGGCAAGTCCTGTTCAACTTCAAAGCCTCCGTTCCCATAAATCTTATTTTCTGTCGTGCTATTTCTAAGCCTTTTGGTTTCAGCTTCAAAATAAAGCGGAATAAATTCATCCTGTACACCGCCATCACGGTCTTTGCAGATTTCAATAACATTTGTCGCCTGATAGATGGGATCAGCGTCCGACCATTTAAGAGTTTCCTTTGACAGTCGCTTGAAGTCCTCATTCACTCTATGGAGAATCAAAGCGTTGTCCACCTGATTCACGATATCATTTGAGCCTGAGATATCATCCAATCGCAAAAAGCCTTGTGACTTTCTCGGATGAGCAACGAACAGAATATGAACATTATGGAGCTTTGCAAAAACTTCCAAATTTCTCACAAATTTACTTTGCGCTCTAAAAATATCCCGATCGAGATCTTGAATATCAAGCGTCATGAGGTTGTCAAGAATAATCAAATCGACCTTATATTCCTCAACGCAACGTTCGAGGCTGTTTTCGATAAACTCATAATCATTGCCGTAGTCGTTGTTGTAAACCAATAGCCTATCAGCCAGCCAATCACATACTTGACGTTCGATTCCGGGCAACGGCATGAAATAGTTTGCAAAATTCGTTTGCGTGACATTCTCCTTGCCTGCCGCTTGTAAGACCAACCATTTCAGTAAATTCTTTGGTGTAAGTTCGCCGGAATAAAGCGCAGTCCGATAATCCTGTTCAGCCGCCTCGATTGCTAACTGCGAGATGATAGACGATTTACCACTTGCCCTCAAACCACTCAGACAAGTGACAAAGCCTTTTTTCAGTCCTCTCAGCTTCTTATCTAACACTTCAACGCCTGTCTTGATAAATTCCTCGGGCGGCGCTTCTATGTTGGAAATATCGTTGGCAGTATAGAATATCGGCTTAACCTTTGTCGGCTCTATAACATCAGCCTCGGTGCTCTCGGATTCTCTCTCAGGCACCATCGGCAACTCTCTGTTCGGCTTATGATACTCCTTCTTAGTATAAACAGTCGGCTCATAATGCTCACGAAAATCTTTCCACGTATAGCGTGAACATGATTGATGGAAGCAATGAAAACAGATAGCGCCGTTTGACAGTTGGATAATACAAGCGTCTTTGCCTTTATGGTTGCTGTCAAAAGGACATTCTTTGAGAATATACTTTTTGCCATCCTTGAAAGCCGATACCTGCGTGATCTCAACATTATGTTCTTTGAACCACTCCTCCAAGTTAAACCTTTTCGGATTGTAGTTGTTATAGCTTTGAGGGCGTTCGGGTTCTTCGGGTAGCTCATCCGCCAGTTCTTCAAGAAGCTCAATATCGTTTGTCTTGATTTCATCAGGAGCATAAACGATCTTCGCCATCCTGTGTGGCCTGTCTTTCGTATCAGCTCCCTTGACTGCTTCGGTTCCGTACAGCTTGCAAATCCTCGATGGATTGAAAACCATTGTATCAACATCAACCGTCTTTTCATCTCCGAAAAGCATGTCCAGGGCTTTCAAAGCGTTTTCGATCAGTCGGCTTCTTTCGGGAGTGTTAGTTGTGAATATTCTGTACAACAGGTGATAGCCGTTGCCGGACATTGCCACTATCGGCCTTTCCCATCCTCGGCCTGTCAGATACTTAAACACTCTCTCTGCAACATCGTGGGCTTTATTTAGCTCCGCCTCGCTTGAAGAAGTGCCACTCGGCCTTTTCGGGTCAAGGTCAATCATAAGCCAGTCATAGCCGACAATATCATTATCACTTGTAGTGTTCTTGCAGCTCTTGACAAACTTGTTATGCTGCTGCCTTGAATAACAAGCCTCGTTAATAGCGTTGAGCGTGATATAAACATTTCCACTCTCTGTCGGAGCAAGATGATTCAGCTTATCAATCAAAACATCAGCGTCCGTAAAATATCCGCTAAAGTTCAGCCGGCCGCTCTCTCCGATATACCTGATCTCAAATAACTGACCGTCAGGCTTCAACAGTGCTATCGCTTTTCTGATCTCTAACTCATCAATTTTCATTGTCATTGGCGCTCCAACCTTTCTACCTCTTTACCAAATCGTGTGACTTTCTGTTCTTCTTTTCCTCCGCCGTAGTCATTCCTCATCCATTTGTCGGCAAACGGTTTCCAGTTGACAACATTCTTCCAGCCTCGCCCATCGTTGTACTCAAAAAAATCTCGTGCGGCTGATTCCGAAAAACCACGTTCGATAAAGTACGATAAAACGTCCTCAAAAATGGGTGTGTTTAACACACACTCTGTCTTTTCTTTTCTGTCTTTTATTGTCTGTCTTTTATTACTACCCACGGATGGGTAGTCAGACTGACCATTTTTGGGTAGTCGGACTGTCCACGGATGGGTACCCATTTTTGGGTAGTCATTTTTGGGTAGTCGCCACTTTGAGTAGTCCTTATTTATGCCTATGGTTTTGATTGAATTGTTATATTCGCAACTCGTCTTGATAACATTCTTATCAATTAATTTCTGTACGCTCTTTCTGACTGTGCTGATTGGAATTTCAGCTCCTATCGAAATATAAGAAGCCGAAAGTCTGCGAGATTTCTTGTTATAGCCGAACGTCTGAGATAAGATAAACAACAACACCCTGATCTCGGAGGCGTTAAAGCCGGACTTTATAATCGCCATAAACAGTTCATTCGATATCCTGATATAGCCGTTTTCGATTTGTGGATTAGCCACTTAAACACCTCCGAGCCGTTCTTTTGCTTCACGGTATAGGATTTCTTTAATCAGCCTGGGTGATGTTAATTCATCACACATTATGAGCTGACAGTCATATCTTGCCAGCCACGCTGTCATAGAGGCAAGAAGCGCATTGGCGTTCATTTTAGAGCGATAGCCTGCTTTCAGTACCTTTTCCCAGCTTGCATTTTCAATCAGCAGATAGAGCTTTGCATGATGTTCTTTCGCTCTCTCAAATTCCCTCGCAAATCTCGCCCTGTGCCTCGTAAAACAACCGATAATCTCGTCCAGATCCATCTTCCGCTCAATCGATACGGAGCCTGAAAAGTCAAGCTCCGTACCGTCGGGCAGTGTCACAAAGCAACTGTAATCGCCAAAGTTGAGTGCTTTCCTGATATACGGCAGACCAATTCTTGCAAATCTGCGTCTTGCCCTTGCTGTGTCCTGCTCCCTCGTATCAACAATCAGCGTCAACGTTTTGAGCGTGTTTTCGATCTCAACAGGGTGCATTAGAACGGCAGATCCTCGTCCTCTCCGTCGTCCTCAACGATATCAGCGCTGTTGGCGTTGGTCAGAGGAGCGGATGTTGTCACCTTGCCTTTGAGCGGCTTGTCTTTCATCGGCTTAAACTTACCCTCACGGATGGCGGAAACGTCAGTAACCATGCCGCACTCGGTGGTCCAGCCAGACTGACCGTTCATCTCCCATTCACGATTGCGAAAGATAACGCCGATCAGCTTGTCCTTGAACTTCTTCTCGTCACAGTCATAGTGGTAGTTCGGGTTGCTGTCCTCCATTGCATAGATGAAGTTGTTGAACGTGCGACGGTTGCCCTCGAAGAACTTAGAACCTTCCTCCGGCACTGTCAGGCGGTAAGTGCCTTTCCACTTCTTATCCTCGTTCGGATTATCGCTGAACTGCTTCTTGAAAAAGCCTTTGAAGTCGCCCTCGGCAATATCAAAAGCGATCACAACAACGGAGCCCCACTGATATTCCTCGACCTTTGCGTTGACGATTTTCGCCACATAGCCGCCTGCCGGGAGTTTGCCTGTCTGTACGGTTTTCTCTGCTTTTTGTCCTTCATAATTTTTAATCATTGTCTTTTTCTCCTATCTTGTAATAATTTCTGATTGCGACATCGACCGCTTTCAGATCGTTGTCTATCTCCTCACCGTCAAACATGCCGATTGGCGTTTTAACAGTATCAAAGCCGTTGTTTTGAGTGCTGAAACGGTACTGACCATCATGCACAGATGTTTTGAGAACGATGGTAAACATGCCCTCCAGCGTGATCTTTTCGTCAAGCAACTTGCCGATTGTTTTGATTTTCTGCCGTCCTGCGTCTGTAGTTTCGATGTGGTGCAGGAAGTAGACAATCTTATCGTCAGGCAGCGCAGATACCGCCTTAATCAAATTCCAGAAATTCAAACCAATGTCGGTGAATTTTTGAAAACCTGTCACCTTTGCCGTTCTCATGAACTCATTCGCCATCAGATATTGGCTGTCGTCAATGACAAGTGTTTTGACTTCCGCCTTTTGCAAAGCCTTTTCAATCTTTGCATAATTATCCGTGTTTATGCTTTTTAAGTCGTTTTTGAACGGTAACGGTTTTCCGTTTACATTAATCAGCCCTATCTCGTCGGGCTTGAAATTTCTAAGGCTTGCGCTCTTGCCGGAGCCGCTCTCGCCTAAAATCAAAACAGGGATTCCCATTTACTTCTCCTTTCTCATTCCTCTGATCTCCCCTGTAATCTCAACAGGGCAGTCCTCATATCGTGCGTTTTTGTCGAAGATGATTCGATTTAAAACAGGGCATTTAGGGCGGTTCATGTTATCTGTATAAGAAGCGTCGCAGTTTTTACAACATATATCATCCTCGGGGAACCAGATTTCTCTCTGCCCTATTCTGCCGAGGGTGTAGTAGCTTATAATCCCCACGCCCTGTCTCTCCTTTCTTCCATCAGCGCCTCCGCCATAGCTATTGAATTTTCATAGCAGCTATGGCAGATGGTGTCCTCCGTGATCGGGTGTTGCTCCGCTTCATCCTCGGGAATATACTTACCACAGCTCATGCACTCCACGGCATGAACGATATCGCCGGAGCCACACCGAGGGCATACACAGCCATATTCGGCAGCCGTACCCTCGCCGTATGGATAGCGGTCAATCACGATCTCAACAATCTCGTCCTCGTCAAAGACGGCACTGCACTTGTGGTTTAAACATACGTATTTATTCATTTTTGTCTATTTCACTCCAATCTAATTTCTGCCCACAACATAAGCAATAATTATATCCGTAAGCTGGATTGCTGTCATACATCAAAGCGCCGTTATCGTATGTTTTACAATTCGGGCAAGCATATTCGTGTGATTCTCTGTCCCATGAAAATGGATATATCTTTATAGGTCTTTTCGGAATTTGTTTTACCAGATCGCTTATAATTATCTCAATGCCTTTTTTAACAAAAGCATGACCGTATTCTATGTTTTTAACCATATATTGATCTATGGCTTCCAAAACAAATCTTTCGTCGATAGATTCTAAATCATATGGAATATTAACGTCTATATAAGCGCCGCATTGGTCAACTTTGTATTGGTTGATTCTGTTTGCACAAGTGTTATAGCCAGAACACAATTTACATCCGATTTTTGAAATCTTAATCACTCCTTTCGCTGATCCCATCCTAAAGAATTATCGTTGACTATTGTCATTTACTGTGATACAATAGAAGCATGAAGTTTAGTTCATTAGCTTCTTTGCCGACTGTTGGTATGCGAACGCCTCAGTCGGCTCCTTTCTTTTTAAACAACTTCCGGCAGTCATCCAGAACCATCTTGAAGTCGTCCTTGCTGTCTTTCCAACACGCACGACCGATTCCGACGATCACAGCGCCCATGAACACATAAGCAACCACTGTCAGCGTGATTCTCAGCCACATATCTGTCATTACAAATCAACTCCTTCCATAAATTCTTCATAAGTGATATCGAACACCTTCAACAGTTGGTGCATAGCGTATAGCGAGGGATAACATCTGTTGAGTTCCCAAAAATACACACTCGATTGACCGACATTAGCAAGCTCCGCCAGTTCTTCTGCGCTGAGCTTCTTTTCTTTTCTCAGGTGTCTGAGCCTCCGTCCGAACGTCATTCCAGGTCAACCCCCTTCATAAATTCCTCGTCGGTGATATCGAATATTTCAAGGAGCTTGTGATATGTCTTGAAATTCGGGTGGGTGTTGTCGTGCTCCCAGTCGGTAACACATTTGTTATTCCGCTTTCCGAGCGCTATCGTCAGAGCGTCCCTCGACCATCCCGGCTTGAACAGTCGGAGCTGCTTGATCCTCTGCCCTACCGTCATATAGTTTCACCATCCTTTCGTAAGCCTTAGAAGGACGACTGCCGGGCTTTATGTTCTCTTTGCGGTATTTGTCCTGCTTTAGAGCCAAA